TCCATTTTCAGGTGTTGCAACAACCTGGAATACTTCAGCCATACATTCTATACCTTTTTTTCTTTTACCATCAACTGTTCCGGGAGCATTAGCTTTTGTTAAATTATTATCTCCTGGGTATAGAACTGCACGTGGGAAGAATTTTTTATTTTCTTCGTTATTAGATAACCATGAAGAATATAATGTTACACTTTGATTTGAATCCTCTTCTTTTAGCAATCCCGCTAATTTTTGCATTCTGCGAAATTCTTCGTTTATAATTTGATTTGCCATATTATTTATAAAATTGAGTAAATCTATCTTTAAAGTATTGTGTAAATCCTGGTAAATTTTGGTCTTGTTCTGCTTTAGTTGCTATAGCTTTGTTTGTTTGATAAACTTGTTCTTTATCTCCTGTTAATATCCAATTGATTTGGAATGGGATGTATAATTCAAACATTGTACTTCTATCTTGATTAACATATTTTCTATAATCGTCTAAAGATATTTCTAAAAATACAGGTTCATTACTTTTTTTAATAAAATATCTTTGAAATTCTCTTGTTTTATAATCGTTTTCAGTTACAACAGGATAAGATTGTTTTGGAGAAAGTGTAGATTTTGAAGTATCTAAGTTTGTTGAGGCAATATAGCTTAGGGGAAGAGTAAAAAATGATGTTTGTTTAGTAGATAAATCAGAACTATCTCTTGAATAGAACTCATCTACAATAGGATCAGTTTGTAATAAATTAATAGATATTTGATTAGTTAATTGAGTGTACTTTTCACTATTATTAGGAATAAGTTCTAATGGAAATACAGGTATATCTTGGGGGGTTTTTCCACTAAAATATTCTCCAGTAGAAGTTTCAAAGTAATAACCTTTATATTCTTCTTGAGTGGAAGAATATCTAAGGAATTTTCCCTTAGTATATAAATTAGTTTTTATTTGGGATTTAGGGAAATACATAATAAAATTTTATAATTCTGGAAGAGTTTGTGCATTTATTTGGGCTCCCCATATATTACGAGTACCATCTTGGGATGGATTTGATTGGTCAATTATATATGCTGAGTTTAGATCTCCTACTCCTTTTGCATTTCTGAAGTTGCTTCCTTTATATTGAGGGGCACCATTTTTTCCATTGTTTTTTATATTACTTGTTATGGATAATGCATTTTTATCTATTTTAGCATATGGACCATCATATTGAAGTTCCCAATGCCAAGTTTCATTTATTGTTTCTCCACCACGCGTAAAGATAGGTAGTCTCATCCATCCTAAATTTGGGGCATTTGCTTTAAACCATTCGTGGACTTCATTATGAGATGCAGGTTGCTGTAAATCTATTGCTAATCCTAATCCGTGTTTAGATGATCCTGCGGCTGCAGCTTTATTTCCTACAGGAGTGACTTGAATTGCTCTATAAGCAGAGGTTATTGTAAGTTTTCCATATCTTTGTAAGAAGGTTTGGCCATTTTCAGAAACTGCCTTTTCATATGCATCTAATAAATTTATAAAGTGAGGCATTGCAGCATAAAATAATCTAAATTTTTTATTATCACTATCATTTACCATATTTAATCTTTCATAAAGATTATTATCTGCTTCTACTAGCATACCTGGATATCTATGTAAAAATCCATTTTCTACTGGGATTGATGGATCTGATATTAGTTTCCATGCATTGGTTGTTGATCCATTACTAGTAAACAAAGTACCAGGGTCAAAATCACCTCCTCCACCTGAGCCACCTGTATTAGTTAAAGTAGGTATAGTAACAAATTCTCCAAATTTATATTCAGAAGTTTTAGGAATAGATATAGTAGATAATGAAGTTTCCCATCCAGTATTTGAAATGCTGTGATTAACCTTAGTTATTACAAATTTTAATGACTCGGGATAATTAGAAGGTAAGAAATTATTGTTAATGTTTAATTTATTGTAGATCTTTACACCAGATATTCCATCTAGGGTTATATCAAAAGATAAAGGGATAAATCCAATTTCACTAGAAGGGATATTTGTTTCTCCATATCGACTATTGTTAAGCATATTTAAATAATTTTTATATGCTGCTTTTCCTTGTGATATGAAAGTATCATTGTATTCTAAATATCGAGCATTACCCGAGGATTTTTCGTATGGGATAGGTATTGTTTTCCCTCTGTTTGAAGTATTAGGGTATGGAATATTATAATTATTAGATTTACCTCCAAAAGCATTTATTAAATAAAAATAGTAATCTGTACAGACTAAATCTTGGAGTTCTTCTACTTGAAGTATATTTCGTCTTTTTTCGTCTTCTTCTTGTGCTCTAGCAAATATTTTAAATTCTTCCAAAGAAACCCCACCTTCTTTTCCAATCAATCCCCCATATTTACTTCCAGGAGGAACTAATTTTCTTTTAACAAACCCACTTGCTCTATCTTGTTCAGTAACTTCATTTTTAAACTCTACAGCACTAGTACCAAAAAAATTATCAGTACGATTTTCAGTACCAAAAAAAGTGTTTACAGCTAATCTAATATCAGCATAAGTAGATTTAACTGTAGTGTTTGCATCATAAAAGTCTGTTTCCCATTCTAATTCATATCTTTGTTCTCGAAGTTCTTCATTTTCTACAGCATTTTGAATTTCTAAAGTTTTAACACCAGTAGGTTCTGATACAGTTCTAGAAAATCTATCTACTAATCCCTCACTCCATTTAGAAAATGCAGTTCCATCTATTTCAGAAGTTGAACTACCCCCGGCTGTAGCACCAATAGTAATTGTAGAAGCTAATCCTGGGGTAATTTTTGATGTAAATTTTATATCTTTTACAAAGTTTGAAGTTTTAGTATCAGTGTCATACCCATATACATTTAAATTAACTGAATTATCAGCTGCAGAAGAAAAAGTTTGATCTATTATTGTAATTATGTAATCATCTTTTATAATAGGTTCTAATTTATTTACTCCCCCTAGAGCATTATTTATACCATTGCATAAATCTTGTAAAAATTTAAATAAAAATAAGTCTTGATCCGGACCCCCATTTTGTAATAATAACCCTGAAATATATTCAAAGTTTACATAAATGTTCATTAGATCACCGTAGATATAATCTCCTTTTTTAACCTGATAATCAGCTAAATTTGATAAATAATTAGGTTTATTTCTTGCATCAATTGAAGCTGGGTTGAGAATTCCCTCAGTTCCTTCCCCTTGAGCTACAGGGATATCACCATAACCCATGGGGTATTTAAAAACACAAATTTTAGGATCAAATGATATTTGATTCGGAAAATGGGTCATGAGACATGACTCTAACTCAAATTTAAGTTGTAAATTATTATCTATTCTAGGAATTACTAAAGATTCTAATTGAGCAAAAAATTCTTTAAGTCTAATATAAAATTGAATAGATTGGTTACCTTTGGCATTTGTTCTTTCTCCAACTTGTTTAGAAGGATTTATAGCCAAATAATTTTTTCCTAAAACAAGAGCCAAGTTTGTATTTTCTTTTGCCCTAAATTCAGAACCCCCTATTTCTGCAGTTCCAACTTCTATTGCTTTTCTATAAAGAAAATAACCTACAGTATTTAAATAAGAAGCTTGGGTAATATTATTAGCTGCTTCTTGAGGTTCAGTAGTAGATTCAACTGATCCTGTAGTAGAGGCTACGATTTTAGAAGAGGCATTTACTTTTAAGGATTCTATAACATCTCCAATTGTAATTAAATCAATTGCAATATCATATGTTCCATCAGAATTATAATTCCAAGTAAAATTAGATACTTTACCAAAAAACCCATCATAATTTCCGGAATATTTTACTCGATATGATTGGATTAAATTTAACATGCTAATTTGGCTGTATCCTGTACTCTCAAACCATTTTTCTTCAATTATGGTATTATTTACATCACCAAGAGAAACAATACCCTCCTCAAGACTTAAATATTTGTCCCATCCCCATTCTAACATCATTGTAAAACCTAATCTTAAATAAAGCAATTCAAGGATGTCAAATTGAAATCTATTGTGAGCTTTGAGATTTATGTTAGCTTTTCGAATAGATCCACGGTTTAAAGAATCAACCGTAACTCCTATAATACCAGGAGGGGGTTGAAGGCCAAAATCTTTACCACCTATTCCGTATGCAAAAGAATCATTCCATAAAGTATTACCAGCAATGCCATCAACATAAACATTAGTAACATTAGCACGTTTAGAAGTAAGAGGAGATGTGGAATTTGTATACTCAGATAATGTATTGAATAATATTGCTTTTTTAGCAAGACCAGTACCTAAAAAATTATTGGCGTTTTCAATATTTATGTTTGTTAATTTTTTTAAACCAGCGTTTGTTATTTCAACAGAAGAGGCTAGTTTTATCCAAGCATTTCTATTGGTAAGATATTGAAGTTCAGGAGAAGTTCGAGAATATTCATATCCACTAAATTGAGAAAATTGTCTTAATGCAATTTGTTGTTGCACATACCCATCAATCGGTTCTCCTATTATATTACCAGTCATAACTTTAAATTCGGTTTAATGCATTGTACTGAGTCATAATTCTGCTTATATTAGCAGGTATTCTAAGTTGATATCCTTCAGGTATGTAGTATGAATTTTGTGGTAAATTTTTATTTGCGATTGAAATCACCCACCACAAAGTAGGATCACTATAATATTGTAATGCTAATGTATCAAATCTATCACCTACGGTTGAATATACGTAAATATCATTAAAATCCAAAGGGATTTCAGGATATTTGGTTGTGCCATAATATCGTTTTCCGGAGGAATTTGAAAAAAGTGGTGTATTTTTGTAACGACTCATTTTATTTTATATAAGTTCATTTTGATCTCCAGCATTTAAAAATTGTTCTTCGGCTACAGTTGGTTCTATCTCAAATGATCCGAGTGGGGCACCAATATAATCATAGCCATTTTCATCTAGTTTTGGACCTCTTAATGCTATATATCTTTCTTTACCAAATTCATCTAAACCATATTGATTATAAGTATTTTGTTGTTTTCTAGGAACAAAAGTATGAATAGGTATAAATTGAAATCCTGTTACCTTAATCATATGGGAAAGTTCTTTAACCGATGGGTCTAAATCCTGATCCCCGTTTCCTATAGCAATTTCCCATGGAGATTCTTCAGGGATTGTATAGTTTATACTTGTAATTATACCAGGTTGTTCAAATAGGTAGTTCCCAACTGTTAAAGTAGCAAGATTACCTCTCATATAACCATTAGTTGAATAATCAGGCGTTAGGGATGAAGCTAAAAAATTTAATTTTTGATACATGGGCATCAATTCTTCTTTAGATTGAGCTGCTATTGTCCAACCTAAATTTATAGTGCGAGTAAACCCACCGTATCTATAAAAATTTTCTCCTCTACCTACATACTTGAATGAGTTCCATTCTGCAGTATAATTGTCATCCATTGAATGCAAAAATGCACGAAAATGGATATAAACTTTATTAGAAGGAATTTTATTATCTATTATTCCTATTCTAAATTTAACTGAATCATTGAGTATCGCTTTGGTATCAGGTATAGCAGATTCATATAAAGGATAAGAAGTAATTTTATCTAAGGGACCTAATTTTGATCCATCTGTTTTATTACGTGCGCCCGAAACATAATTTGTTATATTTTTATCTCTTCTACCTGGATCTCCTAGATTAAATCTATTTTCAATTCTATTTTCTTGAATTGCATAGTTGGGAGATATGGATAATATATTTTTATTACCTTTAGAATTTGTTTGTTGATCAATAAGACTTGTTCTAAAATCAATTACATTTGTACTTTCTTTAGAAGTAGGTATATTACTAATTTGAGTAGAATTTAAAACAAAATATTTACCTTCAAAAGATGAATTTTTTGAAAAATCTAAACCCTCAGCTGTATTACTATATCTTCCTATAGTTGTTTTACCTACTCCCAATAAAGAATTAGGACCACCCGTATATTGTAAAATTTCATCCCTTTGTGAAGAAATTAAAGGAGATCTTTTTGTTCTTGAAAGAGTAGTTAATGAAGATATAGGATTTTGAAAAGTTGTTGGGGTTGCCCCACCAAGAGGGGATGTTAAACTTGCTAATGCTAATTCATTTATATTACCCGAGACAGGTCCAAGAGATGAATTAAGATTTATATCCAGTTTCCAATTTGCTAATTGAACTAAACGGTTATCAGCTTTTTCTTGATTTGATTTAACAGTTTGGGCATAAGTAGGTAAACCTAAAGGACCAGTAAGCTCAAAAAGTCTACCAAGCCCTCTATCGTATGGAGAAGTATCTCTAAATGGATTTAGTCCTTGTTTATTTAAGTGTACTCCAAACCCATTTCCTGCGGCTTGAAGTATAGTAGAGGTGGGTAAATAAATACCTTCATTTATAATCCCACTAGCTTGGGTTTTTACACCAGTTTGGGATAATATATTTTGTTTAGCTGTAAATAAAACTCCATTTGGAGATTTAAAATCAGCAAACATTTTACTTAATCGGGATACATCTTTAGCTGCTCGAGAAACAGCAGATGCCCCACCACGTAAAAAAAAGTCGGTACCAGCAAAATCAACTAAGTTTTTTCCAGTACCTAATACTTTATCTAAAAATTTTAAGTCATTAGGAGTAGTGGTAGTGAAAGAAGTAGGATCACCAGGGAGGCTAGAGATAACGTAGGGTTGATTACTACTTCCACCCCCTGGTCTATCTTTCCCATACCTTAAAGATTTTAGGTTGGTTTTTAAATTTACTAATGACATTTAGTATTAAGAATTATTTGCCAAACGCAGTTTGATCTTTAGCTCGGGCTTGTTCTATAGCTCCACCTGTACCCAGAACATATTCTGAATATTCTCCTTTGGAAAAGGTGTTGTTTACAGGAAGGGGATCCCCAGCATTTCTTAAAGCTGTAGTTGGTCTAGTACCTTTTAATTTAGTAAGGGATGTACCAGTTGTTTTTAATTTATCTATTAGTGCCATTTTATATGGGGTTAAATTTATTATAAATATTAAATATTACTGAATTTCGTAGCTATACTTTGATGTAGAAGTAAAAAATTCATCAGTACCAATTTTAAATACAGCAGGTTGGTTTATTAATCTTTCTAAAAGCTGGTTAGTGCGTTTAGTTTCAGTATTATCAGGTGGTGGAGGTGGAGGTGTTTGGTTAACTACTGTAGTTGAACCTCCATTTTTCATTCTGTCTATTGCTCCTGGGGCTGCAACTAAATCATCATTCTTTGATAATTCATATAGTCCACCTTCTTTAGTAGATACCATTGTTTTACCGGATGATGGAGACATAACGTCTCCTACTGCACTTACAGCAGATGCTCCTGCAGCTATAGCACCTATTAAGGAGGCAACCCCAGCAATTGCTACGGGTATACCAAAAGGACCTAATATAGATGATCCTTGAAAGATAGCACTTATAGCGGTTGCAACAGATTTAGCTGCTAATGCCGTTAAAACACCTACTAATCCCCCAGCTATTGTTGCAAGAACCCCCATAGCTAATTTGGATTCCATTATAGCACCCGCAATACTAGCAAATACATCTACTGCGGGAGCGAGCATAGCACCTAAAGCCGTAAATAATTCGTTAATTTTTTCTTGCGATGCTCTCATTTTTTCAGCTGCAGTTGCTTGATCTAGCATATTTTGCAAGCCATTTTCTTCTAATTCTCTTTGAGCTTGAGCTAAACCAACTTCTTCTATTCTAGCATCTAACAGTTTTTGTCTTCTTTCTGCTTCTTCTCCACTAACACCCGCTAACTGTTCTTGAACAAATAAAGTTTGGGCTAAATCTTCTCGATTCATGCCAACATATTTGGCTATTGCTTCCTGTTGAATTCGGTTCATTTCTCCAAATTCAGCCGCAGAACCGGCTTGATCTGCTATTTCTCTAGCTAATGTAGCTAAATCATTGTTTAAAGCTGCTTGTCTTGCTTTTTCAAGATTTAGATCTTTACCTAATAGCAATTCAGCTTCTAGTTCCGCAGTAATGGAAGATTCAAAGTCTAGTAAACTATCAGCTACTCCCTCAAGTTTAGACATTTCTATTCCTAAAGATTTAGCGGTAGCAACAGCTTCAGCTAATGCTGTTGGGTTTTTTCCTAAAGATAAAGTTGTGGCTGCTGAAAGTTTGCTTATATCTTTTAATACTTCTTTTTCATTAAGGTATATTCCACTTGCTCTATTTAAAGCAGAAACTTGATTAAGTATGCTATCGGCATTTTTATCAAAACTTTCTCCATTAGCTAAAGATAGTTTTTGAATGCCCATTAACTCTTCATTAGTTAACCCTGCAGTTTCTCTTAGTTTAGTAAATGTAAGTAATTCTTCTGATGAAAGTTGGACGGTTGTGCCAAGTTCAGAGTTTATAGCTACTAAAGTTTCTGTTAAGCCTTTGCTAGAAACAAATAATCTATCGGAACCAAAAGATGCTTGGGAAAAGCTTTTGCTTAATTGCATAGCCTCACCATTAGTAATATTTAAACCTTTAGCTAAAGCTCCCGTATTTTCTTGACTTCTTTGGAATCCCTCAGCTATTTTTCCAGCAAGGGTTGATATAGCACTTAATAATAAACTTGCAGTTACTAAAGGATCACCCAAAGCACCCCTTACAGATTTGCCCAAAAGTTCAAATCCTTTATTCATAACCATTTGTTTCTTTTGAGACTCAGATAAATTATTATCGGATTCTTCTAGTTCTCGGGCATATTCTTTTAATTCATCATTTATTTCATTAAAACCTATAGCACTCGATAAAGCACCTAGGCCTATTTTATTCATAGACCCTTCTATCCCTTTTAATAAACCACCAGTTATACCTAAGCTTTTATTAATTGCTTCTTCTTGTTTTATTCTTTGGTTAATTTTATTATTTAGAGTTTCAAAAATTTGATCTTCTTCTCTTAAAAAATTAACTGCAGCTTTTTGGGCATCATTTAAATTTTTAAAGCTTTTAGTTCTTTTATCTACATTAGCATTTATCCCTACTTCTTGGAGTAACTGTTCAGCTGCTGATTTAGCTAAAGAATGTTGTTTTTTAATTTTTTCTTGAGCTTGTTCTAATTGTTTTTTAGATAATCTACTAATACCTTCTTCTTCAAACTGAAGCTGTCTGGCTTCCTTAATTACACCCTTAAAACCATTAGCGAATGCTTTTGTAGAGTTTACAGCATTAGGATTAATTTCTTTAACAATAGCTGTTAAAGTAGAAGCAAGATCTTTAAATGAATCGTTAGTATTGTTTAATTGGGTTTGAACTCCTTCTAAAGCAACTTTTAATTGTGATATAGTTTGTTGAGCATTACTAAGATTAGAAGTATCAAAATTAGCAAATGGGTTTTTTTCCCCTAATGCTTTGTAGGCAGCATTTATTTTATCTAGTAATCTTTGTATTTCCTGGGGTGATTCTGCCATATAATAAATTATTTATTATAAATATTGTTATTTATAACTACTTTGTTTTTTATATTGCTTACTAGCTTCTTTAAAAGCTGGGGTGTTAACCGTGCCATCAGGATTTACTAAATTGGATTGGTTAGCGCTTTTAGCAGAGTTTTGCTTAGCCTCAGATTCAGTATCATAGAATTTTTTCAATTCATGATATGTAAACTTTCTCAACCATATAGGCATGTTGTATATGGTATCATAATCGTATCCACCTTTTCCGTGGAATACGATCTGATGTATTATAGAAAATAAATTTACTCTTGCTTGTTGAATTTCCTCATTAGTTATAGTCAGGCCAAAAAAAGCTAAGGCCAATCGGAATGGCCACCTCCTCCCCACTATCAAGTGTAACATTTAGATTTACATCGGGTTGGGTATTCTTAATGTGTTCCCTAAATGCTCTTGAGTCACGAGCTAAGAAGTAATTGTCTACAAAATCTCTAATGGTTTTTTTATCAGTGTCTCCGTTTATAGACAAAATCATTTGTTTTAAACGAGTTGTCAATTCAGGAGATGAATCGGGACTGATTTTTTTAAGTCCTGTAATTTCTTTTTCAATTATTTTTTCATCTTTTCCTGTAAGGAGTTTGTAAGTAATTACATTTCCTGTAGATTCTAGGGTGTATGAAAATTCGTTTTTGCCCTGTTCAAAAGAACTAAAATCAACTTCTTTATTTTCTAAAGTAGATAAATCAATTGATACATCTTTTCCCTTGATTTTCACGGGATATTTCGAGCCGTATCCTAGGATGCGGGAGGCGATGAGAAGGGCATTTTTATCGCCAACAATCAAGTCATCAATGTCAATACTTTTATCAACTATGAGGGATTGGAGCAATTTGTCCAATACAACACCTTTTTGGATATAAGATTGGTTAGTTAAAATATCTTCCTCTTTAGCGGTCATGTATTTCATTTCTACTTTACCGCTTGATAAAGAAAGTGTTGTAGGATAGATTAATCCTTTAGAAGGTAATTCAATAATTTCGGTTGGGAATTTTAATTCGGCCATAATCTTTATTTAGTTAATAACTTTGTTCGATGATAAATATGAAGATAAGAAAAAGTTTGAACGAATCCAAACTATTCTTCTTTAGGCTTAAACCAATTTGAACACCATTTTGACGGGTCTTTAATTTGATTACCTTCTTCATCTACCAATTCAGCAGTACCTTTGTATTCTTGATACTTTGAGTTGGAACACATATGCTTATCTTCTTTTAGATAGTAGTATTTGCATACATGGCAGCCAAAGCCAACAGGAGAAAACATGTACGGAGGGTATTCTTCCATTTCGTTGCCTTCTCTTAATATATCTAATAATTTTATCATGATTATAAATATATAAAAAAACCTACCCCTGTGATGGGGTAGGTTAAAAAATCTATATAAAAAATTTGATTAGAAGTTAAGTATACAGTAATCAGGTTGAACAGTCATTGTAATGTTTACAGCTGTACTTTCTGTATCCCAACCATATTCACCAAATCCAGCTTCAGTAATTAATGCACCCTTGATAATCCATTCAGATACTACATCTCCAACTGGACCTAACACGTTGAATGTTAAATCTTTCTTGTAGAAATCAGAGTATCCATCTCTACCAGTTACGGATTCGTGGTGTAATCGAACCCATTCCATTACTGCTTGAGCACCTGAAGGGGTGATTGGATCAAATAGGGTAAACTGGATTGTGTTCCAAGTAGTTTTACCTTTAACCATTCTGCGAACATTAATGTGGTTTAAAGCTACTGTACCTTGTGTTAATGATACTGCCCCCATACCTTTTACGGTGTATGAGGGAATACCATCTATATACATTATAAATCTATTCGCCTGCTTTGGTTCAAAAGCTGTGAAGAATATTTCGTTTGGATCTAATACTGCCATTTTATCTATGCTTTATTTTATTATAAATATCTAAATTTTAACTTCTTATGAAGGGAAAGTAGCTCCAGTTGGCAACACGTTGAAATCCAATATAATGTATTCAGCTGTACGAGTTGGTTGTAAGAATATTTGACCTACTAACTCGTTTCTGTCCACTACATCTGGTGTGTTATTTGTATCATCCATTACTACTTTGAAGGCAAATAAACCTTGTCTTTGTTGTACGGATTCTAAATATGGATTAACTTGGCTTAAGAAGTTATTTCTAGTAGTGGCGGTATTTTGTTCAAATACTAATCCATCTGCTACTTGGCTAATATAGCTCTTAAGAGCAATTAACAATCTTCTAACGTTGATTCTATCGAGTGCAGAAGCACGTTTCTGAAGTGTTTTCTGGCCAAATACTACTACTCCACTTCCAGGGAATGTTGCAATTGGGTTAACATTTGCTTCATATAGATCATCTCTGTTTCCGGCTGTTAATTTTCTCTCAGCTCTAAGTACTTGACCTAATGAACCGCGAGTAATACCTGCTGGTGCAAACCATGGATCACTTGAGTTATCTGTAAAAGCATATACACCTGGGATCATTGTTGAAGCTGGTACCCAAACTGCCTCACCTGTATTCAAGTCAATAGTTTGTAACCAAGGCCAGTATGTAGCAGCATAGCTAGAATCAAATGAAGCTGCTTGGTTTATTACGTTATTAATTTCTGCACCATATCCTCTTAGATCTACTACAGCAACAGCATCACCTCTTCCGATTGTATTATTTACAATGTTAGTTATTTGGGTTGGGTGGTATTGATGGATCAAACCAGGAGCAAATATTACATTATATTTGTATTCGTCTGTATTTGACAATAATGCAATAGCGTTGTTGTAATCAGATCCAGACAATCCCTGAGTGTTAGTACCATCAATGTATTGATAGTATTTAGCTGGGCCAGAGGTTGGGATGTTGGAACCAACAGCTCCACCAAATGAACCAGAACTTACAGATGGTAAAGATCCTGTGTATTGGTTTTTAGCAATACCGTTATTATCAAAGTATTGTGGGGTATTGTAATTTACTTGTTTTACTCTTACATACTTTGAAGCATTACCGTATGAACCAGTTTGTTGGATGTAGTAATCGCCATTATCACTTCTAAGATTAAAGCTTGCATCACCTATTACTTTAGAAATGTAATTAGAAGCATATGGATCTAATGATAAGTTTTGGTAAGTTTCAAGTACTATTTTCTGTAAGTTATTATCATCACCTCTTCTGATTAACAAGCTAAATGTTCCAGAGGAAGTGTTTACAGTTGGGATTTCCCATCTAACATTATCAACTGAACCTGAAGCTAAAGCACCTGAAACTTCAGTACTTGTGCTATTCATGATAATACCTTCAGAGATTGTTTCTAGTACAAATGGGGATAAACCAGTAGTTGGACCACCTGATCCAGTTGGAACGGTTGTACTAACTGCTGAAGTAAATGAACCAGATACTACTCTAGTTACTAATAAAGAAGTACCACCATTTTGGAAGTAGTTGCTTACTGCAATTGAAGTAAGATAAGAATATACACCTGATCCACTTTGAACAGCACCACCAAAAACAGCAGTAAATTCGCTAAACGAACCTACTAGTGTTGGGATTTCAACTGGTCCCTTTACGGTAGGACCGATTATAGCTGCTCCTACTGAAACGGGCTGTCCTTGTATAAAAGATTGGTCGTTCTCTCTTGCTAATACACCTGGAGATAATAGAGTTTCTGCCATTTTATTAAGTTATTTTATATTGTTTTGTTATAAATATGAGAAACCCTTTCAAAAAACTATCCTGCCTTAGTGAATTCTCCGGAAGTGATATCTATTGTACCATCTCCGTATTTTTGAGTCAACTCTGTGGCTAGTTGATCTTGATCCTGTTGGATTTGGGAAAAACTAGCCAATAGAGATTCTTTATTTTTTTGCAAGAGAGATATTTGTATCTCAATTTGACCTAAAGATGTTACAATGTCTGCTACTTTATCGTTTGAATCTTGCAACTTAGATAACTCCTCGGGAGTTAATTGAATTTTTTCCATATTAAATTTTGTATAGTTATAAATATTATTTTTCTTTTTTAAGTCCATACTTTATCCACCTATACCAAATTCTTTCGTGGTAATAGTATTGTATAGGCTTCCATACTAATTCAACTATGCTAAAAGCCGCACCTACTTTTATAGAACCACTTGCAAACCACATTGCTAAAAATCCTATTCCGGTACTTATGATTCGATAGCTGATTGTTTTAGCTATGTGTCGCTTTACCTGTGGCATCTATTTCTCCATTTCGGATTTTGGTTCCACTGATTGCTGCTACCTCGGTTGGTGGTTCGTGATATATTACCTCGTATCCTACTCCTCGTCCGTAATTTACAGATTCGATATCCGGGATAATAGAGAGCAATATTTTGTCTGTGTTTTGGGAAAAGAATGGTTCTTGTGACAGCTCACTTAAAATCTGTTGTGCAGATTTAGGATTGTTTTCGTCCTGTGCTACATCTCGGATTGCTACCCAAATATTCTTTCCTTTTTCTAGTTGTTGGTTAATTAACCATTCGTGGCCTTTGTGCCAATTTTGCCATTTCTCTGCCACGGATGTCCGTAGTATACACGTAAATTTCTGTTATGGCATCACCTATATCTTGTTTAAATCGTTCTCTAACATCTAGGTATGGGGATACCAAAGATACGATTACATCGCACTCTTTATTGTGCAAATACTTTGCAATAGATTGGGCTAGTTCTATGTTTTTGATTCTGCCTTCTTTGCTGTAGTCTTTGTTCTGGATTAAATCTCTTAGATCGTCCCCATCAATATGGAACACATCTCGTCTCATCCACTTGAGACGGTCCTGTAGTGCCTTAGCTAGTACTGTTTTTCCTGCTCCGGGCTGTCC